GCATCGACGTCGGCTACCGGTCGATTGCCCACACCTCGGCCCCGAGCGTGGTGAGCGTGCAGCACAGCGACACGGACGGCTCCTACGCCGCGGTCAGCGGTCTGGTGCAGGGCACCGACTACACGCTGGCTGGCGTGGCCAACACGGCCACGGTCAACGTCACGCGGTTCAACATCTCCACGAAGGATCTGCGGCGGTATCTGCAGGTGTCCGTCACGCCGAGTGCGTCGGCCACCGCGAATGCCTCCAACAACACGATCGTCGTGGCGGCCCGGCTCGGCAAGGGCGAGAAGGGCTCCGTGAACGCGACCGACGCGAACGTCACGACGTTCGTGACGAAGTGATCACTGGCTGATTGACGACTACTCCAACCAGAGGAGGATGCCGTGGGCGCGGCGTCACCTGTGGCGGGCGTGAAGCCTGCCGTGCTTGACACTGGCTCCGGGCCAGTGCGTGTCATGTGTGCCATGTCCGTGCCTCGGCTCGGATGGCAAGACCACATGTTCTGCTGGCCTCGTGGCCTCATCCCGTACGGCATCTCGCCGGTACGGCTTGAGGGTGCTTTCTGGGGCCAATGCCTCGAGCGTGTGCTCACCGACATGGTCGAGCTCGACGACGATCCGAAGGAGCCACCGCTGTGGATCCTGACGCTCGACTACGACACGATCTTTGAAGCAGACGCGGTCCCCCGCCTGCTGCAGTACGCCACGGCTAGCGACTACGACGTGGTGGCGGCGTTGCAGATGAAACGCCGCACAGACGAGCCGCTGTTCACCATGGCGGCGACCAACGGCGAGCGGATGGCCGAGGCCCCGCGTGACTGGTTCATCCTGCACAACATCGTGAAAGCCAACACGGCCCACTTTGGATTCACGATGATTAGGGCAGCGGCACTCAAGCGGATGCCGCACCCGTGGTTCTTGGGCAAGCCCGACAAAGAAGGGAAGTGGGGTCCAGAGCGGATCGACGATGACATCCACTTCTGGCAGGTGGCCGAGAAGGCTGGCGTGAAGTCTGGCGTCTGCACGCGGGTGTGCATCGGGCATGCCGAGGTTCAGTTCAAGTGGCCCGACCAGAACATGCGTGGCCTGGTTCAGCACCCTGGTGATTTCTGGGAACGTGGCGGCAAGCCGCCGGAAAAGGTGTGGCAATGATTGAGACGGCACAAGTGCGATTCCGCCGGCCCTACGGGGCGTACAAGACGGGACGGGTCTACACGTTCGCCAAGGGCGTGGCTCGCTCGCTCGAGCTGTTCGGCAAGGCCGACATCGTGCGGGAGCCGGTCATTGAGTTTGCCACGGCCCCGGAGCCCGAGCAGCTAGAGCGTGCCGTCGCGCCGGTCGCCAAGGCTCCTCGAGGCCGCAGGAAGAAAGCCCAATGAGCCTGTTCTATCGGGGCACGATTGCGAGCCAGTACCGCAGCCTGGTGGTCAGTACCGCCAGCGGCACGGGCGACCGTCCGGTCAGCGTGGCCGACGCCAAGGCTCACCTGCGGGTCGTGGATACGACCGAGGACGATGACTACATCGGGGCGCTGATCGACGCGGCGACCACCTGGTGCGAGGACTACTGCGACCGCACCTTCGCCGACAAGACGTACACCGTGGCGTTCGATGACTTTTTCGGGACCCGCATTGAGCTCCCGCGCCCGCCAGTGCGATTGAACGCGACTGCCGCGAGCGCCACGGTGACTATTTCGTATGTCGACACGGGCGGTGCCACGCAGACGCTGACGTTTGCCCAGTCCGGCACGCAGCAGTTCCGGCTGGATCGGGACCACGTGCCGGCGCTGATTTACCCCACGTACTTGAACGTGTGGCCGAGCGTGCGGGTGGACGACAAGAGCGTGCAGATCACGTACTTGGCCGGCTACGGCGGGGCGGCCAACGTGCCGAAGCCGGCTGTGCACGCGATCAAGATGATGGTCGGCCACTGGTACGCCAACCGTGAGGCGGTGGGGAACGTGGGCGACAACGTGCCGATAGGTGTGGCGGCGCTGCTCGAGCCTCTCAAGTGGAAGCAGTACACATGAGCATCGAAGGCCGCA